AGTAATTGTGAATAAACTCTGTTGTATTTGTGGTATTCTCCATCTAAATAATGAAATTGACTATCCCAAGTACTAAAACTCTTATCATTTCTATTCTTCATATCTACAGTAGATTCTGTTGCAAATTCTACTATCTCTTGCCATGATGGAGCTCCTTGAGCATATGTAGGAGGATTCTTAGGAATAACTCTAAGGAACTTAAAGAAATTAACAAATGTATCTCCAGGAGAGATTATTAAGTTAACTGGAGTTAAAGAATCAAATTCTTTAAAATCTCCCATTTCAATATACTTAGTTCTCTTCTTGTCTTCCCAACTATTACCACCATATATATTACCTAAATATATTTGTTCTCTTGGTTTTACAATTTCACCTACAATACCTAAATTAGTTTCTCCTCCAACATAAGCTGCATCTTCATATAAGTCTTCAGCTAATGGTCTATCATACCAGTTTGTAACTGGAACTATTTCATCTAATACGAATGTAATACATCTATTACTGTCACTATTACCAGTTATAATTGCTCTACCAAATTGACCATCATCGTCATAATAACTCATCTTATCAGATCTAATATCTAAAAATGTATTAATATATTTGTAGTTAGCATCATTATTATAAGACGTTACATTCTGTCCTCTAACCGTTAATTCTGGTGTTCCATATATATTATATATAGTTTGAGTATTTGATGGCTTAAAAGCATCCGTAGGTGGTATAGGAACTGCTACATCTACAATTATAGCATTATCTATAGAGTCTGCAGACGTTAATACTGGAGCTCCACTTATATCTTGTATTTCAGCATGAATATCTATATCAAATATCATATTAGAACCTGGTACTATTTTTAGATAGTGATGATAGTCTTTATATGTTCCTCCAAAATCAGGTTTAATTTGATCTGCAGGTTGTAATGATATAACTGAATTTCCAACACCTGTAAATGAATGTAATACATTATTACCTTCTGAATCAGCACATAAACTAGCTGTGTAATTAATTAATGGATTTGTTGGTGTTAATGTATAAGTAAGTATAAGTTTTCTATCGTCATCAACTGTAGTAAATACTACATCTCTATTGCTAGATTCAAATCTAATTGCTTCAGTTGGATAAGGTGGAAAAGGTATTGTTGGTATAAATGGATTTAAAAATGAAACTATATAACTATTTACAGTATAAGTATCATTAATAGAAACATTACCATATCCTCTATAGAAACTTAAAAAGGCAACTCTATTCGCATCACTACCACCTGGATGAGATATAAGACCATGATTTGTTGTATCTTCTCCAAATCCAGTTATTGTCGATCTAGTATCAGCGTAGGTTAAAGATACTCCATTTAATCCTTTACCTTCATGTATAACAGAAGCTTCTGCATTATATGTTTTACCCCATACAGTATTATATTTATTTTCAAGACCACCTTTCATTCTGAATTCATATCCAGGACTTAATTGAATTGATTCATTAAATATAATTTCAGGAGAATATAATTGATACATTGCATTGTATTGATAAAATCTACCAAATGTATCTTTATCTCCATAATAAGCTCTTTGAATCTCTGTGTCAGGACTTCTTCTCATATGACACATGTCTTGTAGATTCTGAGAAAGTTCTAATGGTCTAGTGTTTGATCCAAAATGTCTAGTATGATCCGTAAATTTAGGTCCTATGTTTCTAGTAAGTATATTAGGAAGCTTAGGCATAGAACTAGCTTTATCTCTAATATATGTAAAATCTGCAGGATTTGAGAAGTTGATAGACACATCTTTTGTAGATTTGTCATTTATCATCATAGGAGATACAAGTCCATTAGCTACAATAGTTCTATCATTAACTGTACGCTCTGCAAGTAATACTCTATAACCTACTGGTTTATCGTATTCAGTTGGAAAATTAGAATCATCAGCTAACCATGTAAAGAATTCTGGTTTTAATGTAAATGATAATATATTATAAAATCCTCTTAAATTACCTTCTCTTGCTTTAAAATCAGCTACCCAACTAGGTAGTGAATATTGTCCCCATCCATTTATAAATTCTATTCCTAATCTATAGATTTCATCATCTTTAAAGTATCTAGCATCTGGATTATATGATGTTGTTTGAGCTAATTGATATTTTAAATATAATCCTTCTCCTCCATATGTAGTTCCATCTGCTTGAAATTTATATGCTTCATAATTTAAATTAACTGAATCATTTTTGTCTTCAGGATCATCTGAGAATGTTCCAGGTAATATAGGTGATGGATCTCCAGTAAGGCCAAATATATCAGGAGTAAAATCTCCAGGTAACCATACTTTAACATTATCATATATAATACATCCAGTTGTATTATCAAAACTATATGCTCTTGTATCTAAATTTACATTATAATTTCTTTCTTCGTAGTTTGCTAAGAACAATCTATTATCTTTAGAGTTTATATGTTTTGGTACAATTATATCTGAACCTAGAAATAAGAACTCTTCTATTGATATTGACCCTATATTGTTTCCATCATCGAATACCTCTATAGTTTTAGAAGAAGGTATTTCCCTATCTTCTATAATAGATATAGTTGGCGTTTCATTATATGATGTATATTTAATTGAATATACTCTTATATGTGTATAATCTTCATCTATATCATTAATAACAACAACAGGTGTAGATCCTACGACTTCATTTAAAGCACCGCCTCCTAATACATCTTTATCTAAAGATACTAATTGACTTAAAGGACTTAATCTTGTTTGAGACGAATTAACTCTATATAGATTATATGCATATTGAATCATACCAGCAGTATGTATACCACCTGTAAGTATTCTTGCTATAATTGGTTGAGATACATCGTATTGACCAACCATATCTATAGTTGATATTGAAACATCTATTAAGTTCTCTAAATCTTGATTAGCTATAGAATGTTCTATGTTAATGAATCTCATTTGATGCAATCCATCTACCCAATATACTTTGTCTATATCTTTATTCTCAAAGTTATTTAAAGCCTGGATAGGATTATTCCTACTAAATAACATATTTCTCATGTAAAGGAGAGTAATCTCATATCCTGGATTCTCTATATCAATTTTCCATATACAATCAAATCCATTTTCATCTGAAGTAAATAATACTACATAATGTCTAGTAGTAGTATGTCCTATTATATATTGTGGGCCAGGTTGTCCTGGAGCTAAAGCATCTATCTCTTCTGTTGTATACTCTAAAGTTTTATCTAAATATGTTATTGTATGTACAGGAGTAGCTGTATAATTGATTACAGGTATTGGTACATTATATATATACTTGTTACCACGTTCATTTGATACTGCTCCTGTAGCTTGTTTGTCTGTTGCTACAATTCTTATGTTTCTACCTTCAAAGTAGAAGTTGTTTCTGTATAAGGATTGAGCCACATCTTGGTTCATCCCTTGATAATTAAACTGTGTTGCTTTATTTGCCATCTTCAAAATGTATAAATATTATCATCTAAATTTTCTCAAGCGCTCTTCCTCACCCATTTTTTTATAGAACTTCTCATGCATTGTAGTACTAAGAATTAATCTGTTGATTCCATTCATAGTAGATTCAAGTAAATCAGCATTAGGCATTTGTAATGCAGTGTAAGCTGAAGGCATATAGAAGTATCTTTTTTGTTGTATGTATTCAAAAGCTTTATCTGTTATCTTTCCTGCTAACCATATAGGCTCTAAATATCTTGATAGAATATAGTACTCCATAGCTAAAGAAACTTTCTCGTTATCAGGTATTAATGGAAATCCATCTTCATCTGTAGCAATTCCTTTATAAGCCATTTCTATACATCCATCTCTCATTGAAGTGAATATAACTCCATTCTGCAACTTATATGTAAACTCTGATCTCCTATGGTTTCCTCTTAAATCAAATTCAGTATCTTGTTCATTACCATGTTCAAGTGGATCAAAGTGATATATATTAGTAGCTTCTCTCATAGCAATAAATCTTGATGCAGAAGCTGTTTCTGGGTCACTAGAGTCAAGATAACGTACTCCATCAACCTTTAGTATGTCGCAAGGAATTGCTGCCTTATAATTGACTAATTCAGCCTTATAAAGCTTATTCTCTTGTGCTGCTGGAGCTCCTAACAATTTCAAGAATTCCATAGAGTATTCTGCGGCTTCTTCATATGTTAGTTGTTCGCATAAAGGATGTTTCATTATTTTCCAAAGGATAACTCCTAAGGATACATATTGTCCATTAAACATCTTGTAAATATTTTAAATTAGTATTATTGTTTCTATTTCCTTTTAACATTTGCATTAAGTGTGATACAGAAATTCCGTTAGAATTAGCAGCATGAGTTGTAGATCTAAATATTTCTCCAGTATCAATATCAACAACTTCTTTAGTTGTTCGAATTCTATTTCTACTTTCAATTCCTATTTTTATTTTAGTTTCTTCAGAATGTTTAGTTCCTTTTTTCACTTTACTAATTTTAATTTTTGTTTCTTCAGAATGCATTATTCCTTTTCTTCCATTACTTATATTAATTCTTCTCTCTTCACTAAAAAATTTTCCAGTGTTACCTAGTGATATTTTCTTTTTAGTTTCATCTGACATTTTACCTGACTTATTATCTGTTTTTGTTAATAAACAATTTAATCCATTATTTATTACATCATAAACCTCTTGCCAGTATCTTTCTCTTTCGTTTAAAAAACATTCGTCACATTCTTCTATTATATCAAAAAAATGATTTTCTACTCCATATTTTAAAAAAGATCTATATAATCTAGGTTGTAAATTACAATGAATTAATTTTC